TGGAAGAGACAAACGATATCAAATACATCAGAACAACAATTCAAAATTGAGTTTGAGTGTGAGTTCTTAGGATCAATTGATACTTTGATTGCACCAAGTAAACTTAAATCTTTAGTGTATGATAATCCAATACAACAAAATGCAGGTCTAGATGTTTATTTCCCACCAGAAAGAGATCACGATTACTTAATGACAGTTGACGTTGCACGAGGAGTTGGTGAAGATTATTCTGCATTCGTTTTGACTGATATTACTGAGTTCCCTCATAAGGTTGTAGCAAAATATCGAAACAATGAAATTAAACCAATGTTGTTTCCAAATATCATATATGAAGTAGCAATGAATTACAATAAGTCATTTATACTTTGTGAGGTAAATGATATTGGAGATCAAATTGCTGCAATACTAAACTTTGATATGGAGTATGAGAATCTTTTAATGTGTTCAATGAGAGGTCGTGCTGGTCAAATTGTAGGACAAGGATTCAGTGGAAAGAAAACTCAACTTGGAGTCAAGATGTCAAAGACAGTTAAAAAGGTTGGTGCTTTGAATCTTAAAACTATGATTGAAGAGGATAAGTTGATATTCAAAGACTATAATATAATATCCGAACTTACTACATTCATATCAAAGAGTAACTCATTTGAGGCTGAGGAAGGATGTAATGATGATTTAGCAATGTGTCTTGTAATATATGCGTGGTTAGTTGCACAGGATTATTTCAAAGAACTTACTGATCAAGATGTAAGAAAAAGATTATATGAGGAGCAAAAGAATCAAATTGAACAAGATATGGCACCTTTTGGTTTCATATCTGATGGACTCGATGATGGTAGTTTTGTGGATAATGAAGGAGACACTTGGCACGTTGATGAGTATGGAGATCGCTCTTATATGTGGGAATATCGTTGATCCCATTGTTACAAAGTAAATATAAAGCAAATATTAAACTTGTAAATAATTTAGTTAGGTGCTATAATTAGGGGGTCAGTGTGGATATAAAAGTAAATTCAAGCTGGAGGAATTATGAGTGGAGATGTAGGATTAGATGAACCGATCATTTTTTATACAAAGAAAATGACAAAAACCAAAGTAGTCCTTTTAAATCAAAAAGGAATAAAACTAAATTGGAAAGAAGAAAAAAATTATGAGACTTTGAGTGATGAAAAATCCCTTCAAATATAGGAAACTAAAACGATTATTGTCAAAATCATTTCCTAACAAGAAAATATCTATCATAGATAACAAAGACGGAACACAAACAATTTCTATACTCTAATGGAAAATACTGAAGAGTTTGGTTTTAGTTTAGAACACTTACTCTTTCAAGAAAGAAAATGTAGAGTATGTGGAGAAACCAAAGATTTAGTCAATGAGTTTTATTTGATTCGTAAGAATAAAAGAAATTTTCCATCTGGATATTCTTACGAGTGTAAAATATGCACAGTTAGAAGAATTTTAAAAAACAGAAAGAAAACAAAGATAGCAACTGAATGGTCATATCCAGATTGGTAATGTTCATGCATTGTTTCCCCAATGTAAAAGTAGCAAATAATAAATACTTTTAGTAAAATTGAATCTTTTATAAAGAGGGAAAGACATGTCGCTTAACTTAGTATCTCCTGGAGTCAAGGTAAGAGAAGTTGACTTGACTATCGGTAATATATCTGGAGCTAACGAACAGGTCGGAGCGATTGCTGGCCCATTTGAAAAAGGCCCCATCGATGTACCGTTATTAGTAGAGAACGAACAAGATCTTATAGCAACTTACGGAAAACCATTAACTCAGGACGGACAATTTGAATATTGGATGACTGCATCATCATATCTTTCATATGGTGGTACACTAAGAGTTTTAAGATCCGATAGTTCAAATTTAAATAACGCAAACGCAGGTGTTAGTGTTGCATCAACAACTATTAAAATTAAATCGTATGATGATTATTCAGCAAATAATTATACTACTTTCTATTATGCAGCAAAGAATCCTGGTACTTGGGGTAATGGATTAAAGGTATTCACAATTGATCATTTTGCTGATCAAGTTATAAATGTGGGAGCCGCAGTAACAACTGACATTACAGTTGGGATGGGTGTAACACAGTCAATAAAAGGAAGAGTTCGTATTGGATCAGGAACAACTACATCTTATGGAGATGAGTTTGTAAGAGGCATAATTACTGGTGTCGGAACTGCATCTGGTTTATCCAGTGATAATGAAATCGCAGTTAAAGTTGTTGACAGAGTAACATCTGCTGGTGTTGTTTCTGCAACAGATTACGATGAACTTAAGTTTTTATCTTCAACAAGCGTAACCACATCAACATCAAGTAGTGTTGGAATTGGAACAACAACTGGTGTAGTTGATTTAGCAAATGATATAACAATTACTGGAGTCACAGTTAGTTCTGCTGGCGGTGGTATGGATTCAAATATTCAGTTGGGTGATGTTGTAACAGTGACTGGAGGAAACTCAACAGTTGCTGCTGGAACAACCGTTATTGGACTTAGCACTACAAGTGGAATTGGAACTGTCACTGTTGATAGAGCAATCACAGGTATATCCACTGTTGGTGATGGTGCAATATTTACCTTTACTAGAACTACATCAAGTAGCAGCACAACAAACTTAAATCAAACTTTCATTATTAATGATAGTGGAGTTGGAATTTCAACATTTACATCAACCACAGCATCTGATTGGTACAATCAACAAACTCTTGGGTTAACCAAAGGTGGTGATGTTGCTTGGAATACAATTGCTGAAAAACCTGGCACTTCTGAATATGCAGAATCTAGAGGTTCTAAGAACGATGAAATACATATTGTCGTTGTTGATGAAGATGGAAGTGCGTCAGGAATTGCAGGTAACATTCTTGAGAAACATCTATATCTTTCAAAAGCAAAAGATGGAAAGAGACAACCAGCAGAAGAAGTTTACTATAAAAACTATCTTGCAAACAGATCAGAGTATGTCTTCAATGGTGCTCACGCTGGTTCAACAGTTTCTGGACTTACAGCAAAAGCAGGAAATGCGAGTGTTGATGACTTTAACTTAGTTACTGGTGGTAATTGGGGACAAAATGCTTCTGGAGTTACATTTAAAGTTGAGGGTAATAGATCATATGATCTAACAGGAGGTAAAGATTATTCTGGAACTAGTGGTTATGTTATAGACAAGGGTGATGTAATTAATTCTTACAATATTCTTAAGAATCCAGCAGAATATTCAATTAACTTTATCTTACAGGGCCCAAGTGGTGGATCTACAATCTTTGATTCACAAGCAAAAGCATCAGCACTGATTGCGATTGCAAATCAAAGAAAAGACTGTATTGCTTGTATATCACCACATCGTGCAGGAGTTGTAAATATTCCTAATTCAGATACACAGACAGATAACATAGTGGACTACTATGCTCCACTACAATCATCATCTTATGCAGTATTTGACTCAGGTTACAAATACACATTTGATAGATTTAACAATGAGTTTAGATATATTCCATTAAATGGAGATATCGGTGGATTGATGGCAAGAACATCAATTAATTCATTCTCTTGGTTCTCACCAGCTGGTGCATCTAGAGGAGCAATTAATAGAGCAGTTAAACTCGCATACAATCCAACACAAGCACAAAGAGACATTATCTATCCGAAGAGAATCAATCCAGTGATTGCATCTCCAGGTGCAGGAATTATTCTTTTTGGTGATAGAACTGGACTTGGTGTTGCATCAGCATTTGATCGTATTAACGTTCGTAGATTGTTCCTCACAATAGAGGATACAATTGAAAGAGCAGCAAGAGATCAGTTGTTCGAATTTAATGATGTAATCACAAGAACAAACTTTTTAAATATAGTTGATCCTTTCCTTCGTGATGTCAAAGCGAAGAGAGGTATCACTGACTTTGTTGTTGTTTGTGATGAAACAAACAATACACCAGACATAATTGATTCAAATCAATTTAGAGCTGATATTTTCGTAAAACCCGCAAGGTCGATTAACTTTATCGGACTTACATTTGTTGCAACACGCACAGGAGTAAGTTTTGAAGAAGTAGTTGGAAACGTTTAACTCAATCGAGGAAAAAAAATTAAATGGCTAACCTAAACATTCCAAGCACTAGAGATAGAACCCTTGATGCATTCAAGGGTAAAATGGTCGGGGGTGGTGCTCGCCCTAATTTATTTGAATGTGAATTATTCTTCCCTGACGATGCAATACCTGTTAACTCATCAAAAGATGAGATTGCAGATAAAAGTAGATTTTTAGTTAAGTCTGCTCAATTACCTGCATCAAATATTGCACCAATACTCGTTCCTTTCAGAGGAAGAAATTTAAAGATTGCAGGAGATCGTACATTCGATCCTTGGACAATCACTATCATTAATGATGTTGATTTTAAAATTAGAACAGCATTTGAAAGATGGATGAATTTGATCAATAAGCACGAGGATAACTCTGGACTTACTGATCCAACAGCATATCAAAAAGATTTATTTGTAAGACAGTTAGGTAGAGCTAATGTTAGTGGAATCACTCCCGACAGTGCTCAACAATTACCTGTTCTTAAAATGTATAAGTTCCACGGAACTTTCCCAACAAATATCTCAGATATTCCTCTATCTTATGATAGTTCTGATACTATTGAAGAGTTCACAGTAGAACTACAAGTACAATGGGTTGATGTTCAAGATTCAGAGTCTAAGACACAAATTGGCACAGGATCATAAATAGTGCTATAATAGTAGCAAAACAGTTATACGATGGCAAAACTTTTTGGATTTAAAATCCCTGACGGAGAGGATAAAAAATCGAAGGGGGTGGTATCTCCAGTCCCTCCAAGCGATGAAGACAAATCGGACTTTTATGTCTCTAGTGGATTTTATGGCCAGTATGTTGATATTGAAGGTGTTTACAAGAGTGAGCAAGATTTAGTTCGTCGATATCGTGAAATGTGCTTACACCCAGAGTGTGATAGTGCAATTGAAGATGTTGTAAATGAAGCAATCGTTTCTGATTTAGATGATTCACCAGTTGAAATTGAATTATCAAATCTAAACGCATCGGATAGATTGAAAGATTCTATTCGAGAAGAATTTAAATATATCAAATCTCTCATGAACTTCGATAAGAAGTGTCATGAGATTTTTCGTACTTGGTATATTGATGGTCGAGTTTTTTACCATAAAGTTATTGACTTAGATAATCCATCAGAGGGTATTCAAGATATTCGTTATATTGATCCACTTAAAATAAGATTAGTTCGTGAAACAGATAAAACAGGATCAAATAGATTATCTCCATTTGATGTTGCAAAAAATGGTAGTGATCCAAAGAATTCAGGAGCTCCAAAGATAAATGAGTATTATGTTTATAATCCAGATGGTGGATCTAAAGGTAGTGGAATTTATCCAAACAAAAGTGCAAAAGGTGTAGTTAAAATTGCAAAAGATGCAATCACATATTGCACATCAGGTTTAGTAGATCGTAATAAGCAAACAGTATTATCATACTTACATAAAGCAATCAAAGCACTTAACCAATTGAGAATGGTTGAGGATAGTCTTGTAATTTACAGATTATCAAGAGCACCAGAAAGAAGAATATTTTATATTGATGTTGGTAATCTTCCAAAGATTAAGGCTGAGCAATATCTTCGTGATGTTATGAACCGTTATAGAAATAAACTGGTTTATAATGCTGATACTGGAGAGATTCGTGATGACCGTAAATATATGGCAATGTTGGAAGATTTTTGGTTGCCAAGAAGAGAAGGTGGTCGGGGAACCGAAATTACAACTTTACCTGGTGGACAAAATCTTGGTGAGTTAACTGACATAGAATACTTCCAAGCAAAATTATACAAATCATTAAATGTTCCATCAAGTCGATTAGATAGTCAAGGTGGATTTAACTTAGGTCGTTCATCTGAAATATTAAGAGATGAACTTAAGTTTACTAAATTTGTTGGTAGATTAAGAAAAAGATTTTCTGGTGTATTCAATGATATGTTGAAAACCCAATTAATTCTTAAAAATATTATTACTCCAGAAGATTGGAGTGAATTGGAAGATCATATCCAATATGATTTCTTATATGATAATCATTTCTCAGATCTTAAAAAGAATGAATTATTGAATGAACAACTTGGTGTTGTTGCATCGATGGAACCATATATGGGTAAGTATTTCTCTAATCATTATGTTCGCACTAAAGTTCTTAAGCAAACTGAAGATGATATTAAGGAGATTGATAAAGAAATAGAAAAAGAAATCAAAGATGGATCATTAATGGATCCAAATGCGATGGTTGATCCAAACACAGGTGTACCAATGGATCCCAATATGGATCTAGGTCAACCAATTACAGAACCAGATCTTGAAAGTCAAGGTTCTGCAACGGAAGCACCTGAAGGTGGAGAGATATAAATAAATATTAGGCAATATTATACTTT